ATCTTCTATCTCCTTTCGGCGGGCTGCTCTCCTTTCGGGTGCCTATCCCATTCACTGTGCATATTCTAAAGATATACTATGGAAAGGCAAATTAAAAAAAGCCTTGCGTAAACTATTTTGCTGGGGCAATTTGCCGTCAAATACTTGTGCGGTCCGCACAACTTTGAAGGGGAATATTAAAATGGCTACTATCAATCCACGCACTAAGCTTAGCAAAGCGGGCATTGATAAACTCATGGAATGCTTGCGCGATGGCATGAGTTTGCAAGGCTCAGCGAATGCCTGCCGTATATCTTACGATAGGCTTTTAATACTAATGAAAGAGGGGAAGAGGGGAGAAGCTTTGACAATGGGAATTGAGATTGCACAAGCTGAGGCAGAGCAAAGGTTATGCCAGCGTATAATGGAAACCGGAAACGCACGCGACGCGCTCGCCATGTTGACGGCAAGGTTTGACAGCTGGGACAAAAAGAGTGGTATTAAATCTAATGATAACAATATCAAAGCGGAGGCTTTATTGAAACGCATGGCCGCCGTGCCTGAGCAGATCAAGAAGAGGAACTGATGCACACGCCTATCGTCCGCGTGACCACGGGATACCACCACCCCCAACGGGGAGGAGCCGATAACTCCCCCCCCTTTAGAAACTGACGCTATTTTTCAACTTGTATATCAACCATGAAACCCCTTAAAAAACAGCCTCCACTGAAGCGCACAGGGCCGAGGAAGAAGAAGGGTAAGATGGACGTAGTATTGCCTCAGAGCGTCCTGAAGCATAAAGGGGCAGGCAACATCCATACACCGGAGCAAAAGCGTTCTCTGCGTATCCTCGAACGATTAGAAGCCGATCAGGAGCAAGTGGAGACTGCCAGTCTACTGCAGAATTTCCCTGAGGCGGTTTTAGGTTTGCATCCATACGACTGGCAGAAGGATGTGTTAGAGGCGTTAAATGACAAGGAGGCTAGGGTTGCATTGAAGGCAGCTAATGGGAGTGGCAAGACGAGTGTCATAGCTGCCAGCGCGGTTCTCTGGCATATGGTTAGATTTCCCGAGAGTTTGGTGGTTACGACTGCTGGAGTGTGGCGACAGGTGGAAGGCCAATTATGGCCTAATTTAAGGAAACACGTTGGAGAGCTGGGAAGTGGGTGGAGGACTACGAGCAACGAGCTTGAGTATCGGAATGGTTCTAGGGCAATCGGGTTCAGCACTAACGAGGCTGGAAAGTTTGAGGGTTGGCACAGGCAGGGGCCGACCGAGAATTTGTTGATGATAGTGGATGAGGCTAAGACGGTTCCTGATTGTATTTTTGATGCGATAGCTAGGTGTCAGCCTAGCAGGTTGCTGGTGATGTCATCGCCGGGAGCATCTGCTGGGGCGTTTTATGAGGCATTCACTAAGCAGCGTAAGTCGTGGGAGAACTTCACTGTGACGGCGTTTCAGTGTCCGCATATTACGCAGCAGTGGATAGACGATCAGGTGGAGATTTACGGTGAGGATTCACCACTCATCCGGTCGATGATCTATGGTGAGTTCTATGATGACAGCGGGGAAGGGTTGGTAGTCTCGTTGAAGTCGCTTGAGGGGTGCTTGCAGAATCCTCCTAAGCGGGAGAGTGGGTCGAGGGTTGCCTTTGTTGACTTTGCCGCAGGTGGGGACGAGTGTGTGTTTGCATTGAGAGAAGGCAACAAGGTGACGGAGATGGTATGTTGGAGGGACAGGGACACAGGCAGGACGCTGGGGAAGATTATCAATTTGATGGACAAGTTCGGGTTACAGGCTGATGAGGTTTATGCGGATGAAGGAGGGTTGGGTTTGCCTATGTGCGATTCGTTGATGGCAGCGGGTTATGACATCCACAGGGTGAACTTTGGAGCTAAGCCGTTTGACATTAGATACTCGAACAGGTCTGCTGAGATGTGGCATACGGCTGCGAGGACGATACAGAAGCAGGAGGTTATTTTACCGGACGACCCTATGTTGCATCAGCAGATGGTTACGAGGAGAGCTGAGGTGAGTCGGACGGGTAAGCTGGGAATGGAACCTAAGGACAGGATGAAGTCGAGGGGGCTTGACAGTCCTGACCGAGCTGACGCAGTATTGGGCTGCATCGCGTGTGGAGGTGGGATAGGTGGAACATGGGAACAGTTTAACAGGAGCGACGGGATCAGCTTGAGCGAGCTGTTTGAGAACGCTGAAGCGGACTACGAGAGGGACTCTTTACCGGAAGGAATGTTTGTAGGTTATTAACATTCTCCCAAAGTCTCCCAAAGTCTCCCAGAGTCTCCCAAACTCTCCCACAATAGAGAGAGTAGAATAGAATAGACAGAGAGAATAATATATGTTTTTTGATGAGCAAATGAGGTCAGCAATCCGTCCTAGGAAAGGAGGGGCGTCCTTGTCTCAGTGCGGAGTATGCGATGAAGATAAATGGATAGTAGCAAGAGACGTGGCAACCGGACAAAATATCTGCGAAGAATGTATACAAGCTGCCTTGACAATCGACTGCGAGCTGGTAAATCTGGGGCCGCACATAGGGATCAGGCATCCGAAGCAACATGAGTTTAAGGGAGTCAATGACCACTAAAGATAAGAAAGAGAAGAAGGGGCAATCCCTACAAAGCCCAGACAAGTACGGGCATCTTACCCCCAGCAAGTGGGATATTGCGGCGGGAAAACCTGCACCCTCACTCAGGGGTAGGGGAAGGAACAGGGGAAGATAATGCCGGAGAAGACGGGAAAGAGAAACCCCCCTCAAAGCGAAAAGCACTTTATGCGGCGTAAGTCGGCAGAGGAGAAGCGTGGCAGGGAAGAAAACACGGCTGAAATTATGGCCGAGTTTGCGCGGGAGATCCCGTGGACACAGACGGAAAAGGATAAGGATTTGTTTTCAGGAAAGAGGCGACCCGCTACGGACTACGAAGAATTGTTGAAGAAGGCGTATAAAGCCAACAAGAATGTTTTCAAGCTGAGGAAGAAGAAATAATGCCGTTCGAGAGTGAGAAACAGCGAAGGTGGATGCACGCTAACAAGCCGAAGATGGCTAAGGAGTGGGAGAAGGAAACATCAACAAAGGATAAAAAACCAATGGCACAAGGATACAAGTCGAGGCAGGATGAATCACTCGGAGCAAGGCGCGGAGCACGCAAGAAGCTCAAGAACAAGGTCAGCGCGAGTGGGCGACGTGCGGAGGCTTCGGGGCCGCGCAAGGCTGCGGGCGGTAGAAGGTTCGGGCTGAAGAAAAGCCCCACGGGTAGAACATAATTTATGAGCACTGAGCTTTACGATCTAGTATCGCACGACATCTCCAGCCGCACGAGGTGGGAGGTGCGTCAGGGCTTGTGGTACAAGATGCGGAACGATGGGTTGCGCCGAAGAGGTGCACCATGGCCGAACGCTTCCGATGCCCACTTCCCTCTGATCGACACCACGATCAACAAGCTCAAGCCAGCTTTCTTTCAACAGGCAATGGGGTTGGATGTGATTGCCACCTTCGTCCCCATGCGAACCCAGCTCGCTGCTTTTACCACTGCAGCCGAGAAGTGGTTCTCGTACAAGATGCACGAGAAGAGCAACTTCGCATCAGAGGTTATGAGCTGGATCGACCATATGCTCATGGGCGGCCATGGTGTCCTCAAGGCTTTCTGGAATCCCGATAAGAAGCAGATTCAGTTTCAGGCTATAGATGCCATGTATATGATTGTCCCCCCGTGGACAAAGGATGTCGATGGGGCCGACCGGATTTGTCAGGTGATGCCTATGAGTCTGGAGTCCTACAAGCGTGCCGGAATATATAAAACAGACAAGTCCACATTGGACAGTATCGTTGGCGGCAAGACTGAGGAGTCCGGCATCCTGAATGACCTGAAGGTAAACAAGGAACTTCGGGAGGGGCTTACCTACTCAGCGGACAAGGAGCAGGTCATCGTGTGGGAAGTCTACACGCATGACGAGGATGGGGAGTGGGAGATGCACTGCTTCTCTCCTCAAGCTCCTGATGTCCCGCTTCGTGATAGCATGAAGGTTCCGTTCGACCACGGGGTTCCTCCCTTTGTCTCCTGCAAGTATGAGATAACTGATGGCGGCTGGTACTCGCCTCGCGGGGTTTGCGAGATGCTCGCTCCCTTCGAGGAGGCTCTGACTAAGACGTGGAACGAACGTCTGGATGCCTCGACACTTTTCAATAAGCCGCTCTTCAGGGCGGAACGCGACCTGCCCAACTCCGTGAACCTAAGGTTGAACCCCGGCCAGATTCTTCCCTTCGGGATTGCTCCCGTTGAGATGCCGAATACTCCTAAGGACTTTGACGATGAAATGGCGCAAACGCAATCAATCGCTGAACAGCGTGTTACCGTTCCCGACTATGGACTCATGGCGGACAGGGACAGGCGGACGGCTACTGAAATAAAATCCATCAATGCTCAGTCACAGCAGAATATGGACTTGCGTTTGCGTCTCTTCCGTCAGGCTCTGGGAGACTTGTTCCGTCAGGCATGGAGCCTGCTCCTTCAGTTTGACAAGAAGGACTTGCAGTACCGCTTCCTTGAGGACAGCTTGAACGTAGACCCGGAGGCATTGCACGCCGAGTACCAGATTGAGCCTCGTGGTGGCATGGACATGATAAGCCGCGAGATGCTCCTGAGCAGGGCGATCCAGCGCAAGGAACTTTTTATGAACTCACCGTGGATCAATCAGGTTGAGCTGGACAAGTCCATCCTCGAACTTGAAGACCCTGCACTTGTGCCTCGTCTGGTTCAAGACCCGAACGAGAAGTTGGGTGATGAGGCTGAGGATGAGCAGCGAACCATCCCTGCCCTCCTTATCGGCCAGATGATTCCGGTCAAGGTGGGTTGGAATTACCAGACTCGCATAGGCGTGGTGATGGCATTCCTCGAACAGGCTCGACAGGCTGGGATGCAGATCAGCCCTCAGGGTGCTCAAGCTATTGCCGCCAGACTGGACGGGTTGCTGGGTGCGATGGAGGAGGTGGACACGAATAACGCTAGGGCTTTGAGGAAGGACGTAACGGAATACCTGCAGACAACCGGACTGATTCCGTCTGAGGAAGAGGCGGAAGCTCAACAGGCAATGGAGATCGCCCAGCAGACTGGAGCACCTCCACCGCAGGTTGGAGTGGAGGAAGCTGTTGCAGTAGAGGAGACTATATGAGATTTTTTAGGTTCTTAAGCATTGCATGGCGTCTATCAGGTAACATCCCGTGGGTGGGTGAACCTGAGTGGGACACATCTGATGCGAATGCTTTGCGTAAGTTCCTCGTCTTAAAGGA